TCTATTGAAAAATGGGATGATCGTGTAACTGTGACAGGGGTACAGTATTTTCAAGATCCTGATAATAACACAGTGATTATATATCTGTCGTTTACTATTAGAGGGTATTCGCAGACATTTAATTATAAAACCGGCGTATAAGGGGGAATATGGCAAACGAACTTAACTATGCTAATTATGATTTTGACGATGCGGTAGATCAACTCATTGCAAGACTGCAAACAAACGATGCTACCAAAGATACGTACCGTAGCTCTACCGGTGAAATGCTTACGGAGTTGTATGCATACGTGGCTAATCTTGTTTTATATTACATCGAACGTCGAGCAGAGGAAACTTATCTGGCCACGGCTAAAAACAAATCATCAGTTATCAATATTGTTAGGGCCTTAAACTATACGCCCAAACGTAAAGTATCTGCTACGGGGTATTTAACTTTTTCTATTAATACTCCGATTGCCTTTAATATATTTATACCTAAATATACGGAATGCCAAACCGCCTCCGGCATTAAGTATGTGACATTTGAGGATACCGTATTATTGGCGGGGCAGAGTAGTGTTACTGTGGCGGCAATCCAGGGCGAAAAGGTTTTAATAGAGCAGACGGCAGACGGCATGGCATCGCAGGAATTTAAGATTAGTTCGGATAGCGTAGAAAATACAAATTTGCGATTTTTAGTAGGCGGCGTTGAATGGACTTTAGTAACATCGTTTATTAATAGCACAGCTACAAGTTTGCATTATATGCTACGTACGGAATTGGACGACACTGTTACGATCTTGGCCGGCGATGGCGTTAATGGTTCAATGCCGGCTTCTGGCTCTACGATCAATACTATTTATATAAAATCCGATGGTGCGGATGGTAATGCATATTCTGCCGGTGTTATCACTACAGTAAATTCCATATTATATGATATTACCGGTACAGTGCGGAGTTTGACCGTCACCAACTCTGATACTTTTTTAGGCGGTGACGATGCAGAAGATATTGAAGAAATTCGATACGAAGCGCCTCGTGTTTTTAAAACCGGGGATCGTTTAGTAACGAAAGATGATTACATCGCAGTGTTGGAAAATTATGCCGGCATTGCCAATGCTAACGCATGGGGCGAGAATGAAGAAACCGTACCGGACTATACGATGTTTAATAAAGTGCGGTTAGTTGTCCTATTGGAAAATTGGGCGATACCGGGAGCAAGTTTTAAGAGTACGTTATCCACTTATCTTTACACGAAGTCGATGATGACTGTTAAGTACGAATTTATCACACCGGAAATAATTTACGTTATCCCCACGCTTATTGTTAAATGTGATAAGGGTGTTTCTTTGGCCGATACTCAGGATTCGATCGAAGACGCAATCTCTGCTCTTTTTGTATTGGGCACAACTACTAAGCTTGGGGTATCAAAACGCATTAGCGATGTTATTGCCGCCGTTGAGGGCGTATCTGGCGTGTCCTATTCACATGTGACTTTAGATATCTATAAGGCGCTTGATACGGGATCTACTTACGATTATTACGATACATTAGAGGCGGTCAATATAACTACCGGTAGCGTGCGGTTATATGACGGTACAACATTAATGGCCACAGACGATGGCGGTGGTGGGTGGACAAGTGAGGCCGGGTACACTATAACGGGATCGGTAGACTATGTGACCGGTGTCATAGCTGTAGATGTGACAGGATCGATTATCGGTACGGTATCAGTAAAATACACTCAGGACAATGGTGCGGCAGATGAAGGTGATATTGTTGTAACAAAGAAACAAGTATGTGCGTTGCAAAGCACATTGATTACTAGCATTGGATATGTATCTTAAAGGAGGGAATATGGGTAGTAAGCATAAATTTTGGGAAGGTATATACGACATTAAATGCGTGCGCAACGGTGCTGTGGTCTGGGAAGAAACTAAACACAATGCCTTGGTTAATGAGGGCGAGGAATTAGTAGGTGACACTTTTTTACGTAATACGAACGCACCTACTGAGTTCTATTTGCGATTTGCTGAGGATACGATCACGGAAACGGATACTTTGGTTGATATTGTCGGTGAGCCTGTTGGTTATGGATATGCCCCGATTTTAATCGAACGCTCTAATGTTGGTTGGCCAACAAAAGAATTAGATGATGGCGATTGGCGGTATACCAGTAAAGAGCTATCGTACACGGCATCCGGCGGAGATATCGGCCCATTCAATGCGTTGTTCTTGGCCACGACAAGTGATAATACAGGCAAATTGGTAAGCTTTGTGACGTTATCCACAGAGCGCACAGTAATATCCGGGGACACTTTATTAGCAAGAGTAAGACTAAAATTTAAATAAACTATGGCAAACATTTACGTTAGCCCTTCCGGTAATGATACCAATGACGGATCTTATGCTAGTCCTTATCAGCATATTCATAAGGCATTGGATGTTTTTGCTTCTGGGGACACTATTCTTTGTTTTGATGGTACATACACAGACGAAGAAGGACGTGTTTTTGCGAATAAGACACTTACAATAAAATCAGTATCAGAGGATTTTACAAAAGTCATTATTAAACCTAAAGTCTGCTTTGATGTTGTTTGGTACGGTAAAGGTTGGCTTTGTATGACTACTAATGATATCACAATTGAAGATGTTACTGTAGATTTTGACTACAATGAGATAACAGGGACGGCGTGGAATACTCTTTTCACAGGTTATTTTTGGGGCGGTAATGTTACAATAGCTCGTAGTTTTGTAATCGCATCTAATTGGGCAACGCGTCCTATTTTGTCACAAGGCCACTATTTACTAGGTGTGGAATCTATATTCTCAATTATTAAGTGCACTATTAAAAATATTCTTTATTTAGTGCATTGGGAATCTAATCCCACCGCGACTTTGATAATGAAAGATAGTGCTTTTGATAATGTGTTTGATGTTTATAGTCAATCCACCACAATAGAAAATAATAACTTATCTTATAATTGTCAAGTCAATTTTAATAACAAACTTGTGGATGCAACTGATTTAGTATCAGTCGATCCTCAATTTTTATCTGCGACTTCTGCATTAACAGGATCATCGTCCCCTTGCGTAGATGCAGGTATAGTTATTCCCGGCTATGTGGAAACATATTTTGGAACAGCGCCTGATATTGGGGCATATGAAGCAAACCCATCACCCAGCATAATGGATTCCGGTGAAAGTGCCGAGACCGTTATAGTTAATAAGGCACATGGTGCTACCACTTGGGATATTGAAAAATATTATTTCGATGGGTTGGGTGGTGAAATACAATTTGATAATAATGCTAATTTCGACGCCATTCCGGGCATGGCCATGAATATAGAAATGACCATGGAAAGCGTGCTTACCGGCACAGTACGCAGCTTAGATGATCTTTCGGGCATTGAAGTGGAAATGTCAGTAGATATTACCTACTCTAAGTTTTTAGATTTACTTTCCTTGGTGCCGGAGAAGTTTAGAGAGTCCGCATTATTGATAGCGTACTTAAACGCCGTGGGTATCTATGGCGGTGCGTGGTTATCTTTGATTGATGAAATATTATACCTACTTGATCCTTACAGTGTGGATGTTACGTATATTGATAAGCTTGCCGGTAATATCGGGCTGACTTTAGTAAGGAATAGTGATACCACCGAGGCCAATTTACGTTTGCAGATCGTACAGGCGTGCGAGTGGTATAAGATGAAAGGTACGTATAATGCCTTGGCCATAATCTCCTACATATCTAAACTGCCAATAACGATTTACGACATGTATACAAAAGATTATGCGGCCTTTGTTAAAACTCCATGGTTTGTCGGGGAGGAGGGAGAGAACCCAAGCGACTTAGATTCTACTTACTATAAATCTCCGCATTTCACATTAGAGGTTTTACTTGGTATAAATTACGGTACTGATTCTTCTTCATCGGGTGGTGGTGGTTATTTATGGGATAGCACGCTGTTTAATAATTTATCTCAGCAGATCGAAGAGATACGGCCGGTAAATACTGTACCCCACTATGAGATCGTATTGCAACCGGATACCGATGAGACAGGTAATGCCGTGGAAACTAACTATAACATTTTAACGGCAGTGTCAGGATCATGGGTATTTTCGCGCCGGCATTTCGATACAAGTTTAAATTTCGACGATAGCATACGGTTTGATTGGACGTACGATACTTTTATTAATAATATTACCATATGGAAATTAGGTACTGGAAACAAGGGTATATCACCGGACAGTTCGGCGTTTACTGGATTGGAAACTATTGTATTGACAGGAACAGTAACCCCGACAATATATGCGGATTATATTGAGTTTGATTTTACGGTAGCGTCGGGTACAGTACAGACCGGCTTATCAGAACTAGGCTTATATTTATCGGATGGTACGACATTGGTATGTGCAAGTACATTCCCGGATATTGATAAACATTCGGGTGTGGTATTGCGTATACGATTAAGAATTTATAATTAAAGGAGGATCTATGGGTTCAACAGATTTCGGCTCTCAGTTAATAAGCGTACAATATTTTGAGGCAGTGGATAGCGATAAAGTGAATAAATGTTTTCAGGGAATAATCCCTAGAGGAATTTATTCCGGTGGGTACTTGACAAAAGTTAGTGATACAAGCATTTCTCTTTCGACACTTCTTTGTGTTGTTGGCGATGCTACAAATCAAGTGCGTGTGGAAACTACAACTGCAATTACTCTTACGGTAAGTTCTGCGGCACCCTACGTTGTTTTGCGTTGGGCATACGTAGCATCGGCGACAAATTACATGGACGTACTTGCTGTTGCCGCAGGATCTATTCAGGCCAATGATCTTATTATAGGCAAATGCGCGTACATCGGATCTACTTTATCCGGTTTTGACTATTCTGTAACAGCGTATCCTCGTTCCACGCCACAAACACCGATTGTTATGCTTAAAGTCGAACCTACGGAAACAGCATCGATGTATGTACGTATTCGTGCCGGCAGAGTGAATTATGGAAGTGCTAATCTCGAAATCGCTGATCAGTTATCGCCAGTATTCACCGCGCCGACAAGCAACTCACGTATTGATCTTATTTATATCAATACGTCCGGTGTTATTACGGTGTCCACAGGGACAGCGGCAGCGACGCCGGTTGCGCCGGATTATGACAGTAAGATTGTCTTAGCGGAGATCACAATCGTTGCTGGCCAGACTACGATCACAGCAAGTAGTATTAAAGATGTAAGAAATTTTTCCGCCGTGACTTTAAACACCGCAGTCTTGGTGACGGGCGCACAGACCGTGGCCGGAGTAAAGACTTTTTCTTCTGCGCCGATATTATCTGATGGGGCTAATTTTAGTCAGAAGCAAGCAGTGTCTTTTGTAATAGAAAATCGCACAAGCGATCCGACAACTCCTGTTGTCGGTCAGGTGTGGTTTAGGACGGATCTGTAAAAGGAGGCATATGGCTGAGACCAAAGACATCATATTAGATTCGGCCACGTCACATGCGTATACCGGTGTGTCAAGCGGTGCCGGTGCGAATAGTATTGATAGTGATTATTCAACGTATCAGGGTATTGATTCGTCGGGAACATCAGCGTCCGTTACTGTCATTTCACAGCATACGTGGGTTACATCCCGGCAGATCACGTCTGTGACTTTTAGAGTGTATGCACGTGCGGCGTACCATGCGGAATATGAATGCTATCAATGTAGTATTCAGTATTTGGTGCAGTATTTACCGTCTGGCGGATCATGGACTACATTTTCTAATGTCAACGCAAGTCATTATAAAAACAGCACAAGCTCGCAACACGGTGGGGGTTTTTATACGTTAGATAACAGTGTTGATACTGGACAAGTAACCTTTACCGAAACGGCAAATGATGTGGTAGGTATTCGTATTTGTGCCTATGCGGTTGTTTCCGGTACTGGTGGTGGCGGCTCCTGGGGTGCGCAAAACGCCAGGATTTATGAAGTGCATGCGTTATGTGAGAAGCTCGTCGATTCTGGTTTGTATGTAAGAAAGTCGGGATCTAATGTTTCTATTGGATGCAATGATCTCAGCAGTACGCATAAATTAAGAGTATGCACAACAGACGGCGTTAAGGGTATTCCCTTAGTCGCATTGAGTTCAAGTAATGCATCAGCAGCAAGAATTAAAGACACATCGGCAGTAAAGGCATTGCCGATAGCAGACACATAAGGAGGGGTATGGCAGATAAAAAGATTTCCATTTTTGATCCGTTTATGAATGCGTATCGTGAGGTAAATATCGAAGTGGCGAAAAAGTTTATCGCACAGGTTGAAGATGTTAAAGCAAAGATTGCAAAGGCAGAAACTAATGGCTAAAGTAGATTTAATCGAAACTGTAAATAATAAAGAAGCCGTAAAAGTGAAACGAAAAATCGGATCATTAGATAGCGGCAAGGGTAAAGAAGTTAAAAAATAAGGAGGATGTATGAGTAAGATTTTATTGGATAAAATTGAACGTAAAAGTGTGTGGAAAATCAATCGGTTCAAAAGCGAACGTGATTGGGAAGATAAGAAGATCTACCGTAAAGAAGAAGCGTTGGAAATGTTCAGTGTTCCACAATTCTCTATTGTGCAGGGCGGTCTAATCGGGGCTTATGGCAACTTGTCTTTGTTGCGGGAGAAATTCGGTAAAGCGCCGATGCAAGATTTCTTCGGATCGATGGCGCATTTATTTGGTGGTAATATTCTTTTAAATGAAGGTATTAACGAGCTGTGGACTATCGCATGCTCGGCATCTTCCGGCACAAAGTTTGATAATACCAATGCATATCTTGGTGTTGGCGATAGCTCTACAGCAGAAGCCGCTACTCAAACAGGCTTACAAGCGGAAACGAATAAACTGTATAAAGCCATGGATGCCAGTTATCCGACCTACGGTACTGCACAGAAAGCCACATGGGTCAGCACGTTTGAAAGTGCAGATGCTAATTTTGATTGGCGCGAATTTACTGTTGCCAATGGTAACAGCGACAGTGCAGTTAATTTAAACAGAAAAGTAAGCTCACAAGGCACAAAAGCTTCGGGTCAGCAGTGGGAACTATCGTTTGAAATTTCGTTATCGTAAATAAAAGGTTTCCGGTTATCCTTTAAAACCGGATATCTTTATGTCATTAGAAAACTGTACAGGCGGAACTATATATACTATTGGCGGAAAACGAGTGCATGTATTTTCTGCCGATGATACTTTTAGTGTGCCTGTCGGAGATTATGGGTACGCTGAAATTCTTATTATTGCCGGGGGCGGTGGTGGTGGAAGTAGTTACAACAGTGATAAGGGTGGCGGTGGTGGCGGCGCCGGCGGCATAGTTCATTACAGCAGTGAGTACTTATCAAACGGCTCTTATTCCGTAACAGTCGGCGGTGGTGGGGCAGGCGGTGCGGCAACAGGCACGCAAGGAACAAATGGAAACAATTCCGTTTTTGGTGCTTTAACCACTGCTGTTGGTGGCGGTGGGGGCGGTGCTGGATATCCTAACGCCGGCACAGGCAACCCATGGAAAGGCCTAGATGGGGGTTCTGGGGGCGGTGGCGTACGAATCGCAAACGGCGGATTAGGCACAGCCGGCCAAGGCAATAACGGTGGAAATGCCGGAGCATATGACGGAAGTTGCGGTGGCGGCGGTGCGGGCAGTGTTGGCGCAAATAATTCAAGCGCTGCCGGAGCTGCGGGCGGTTCTGGTTTGTCCTATTCTACAATAGGATATCCTGTACAATATGGGGGCGGTGGTGGCGGCGGTGCTTACACAGGTGCGGGGGGTGCGGCTACATATGGTGGCGGTGCTGGCGGAAATCAGGCGGCTTCGGGATCAGTAGGCACTGACGGAACTGGTGGGGGTGGCGGTGGTGCTGGTGGGCACAGTGGTAATAGAGCCGGATCTGCTGGTGGTAGTGGCATTGTTATCGTATCTTATTACTATGCTGATGCTATTGATTATTTTGAATACTCTAGTGACACCATAGCGCAAAAAGCATATGTTTCTTCTAACATAGCAACATCAGATACTTTATCTAATCTAGTTGCACATTATAAAATGAATGATAATGCCGGCAATACTACCGTAACGGATGCGACGGGTAGTAATAACGCCACATGCACTACTAACACATCAAGCATAACAGCGGCAGGAAAAATAAACACTTCACTAGCTTTTACAAGTTCATATTATGCTTCAAAAACATCGTTTTCCGGGTTTCCTACGGCCGCCTTGACGGTTATAGGATGGTGTTATTTGACTAGTTCCACAGCATCACAATGGATAATGATGAAAGGAGGAGCTAGTAATGGCGAGGCGGGTTTTTGGATAAACAGTAGTGGGTATTTATCTTTTTCTTATAAATTCAGCGGCGGTAGTTGGGCAGACCATTTAAGCACTGCGACAGCAACTCGTGTGCTTAATGAATGGCATCAGTATGCATTTACATGGGATGGGTCATATATATATTTTTACGTTGATGGCGCACCGTTAGGAAATCCTGTAGCGGCATCCGGCACATTATCTAATGTATACAGTACTGTATGGATTGCCAAAGAGGGGGCCTGGGGATCTGTATCATATGTGGGCCGTATGGACGATTTGCGTATTTATGCTAGAGCGTTATCTGCCACTGATATATCTGTATTATATAACAGCGGAGCAGGCACAGAGGACTCAATTAATACTCCAGCTCCTTTGCAGTGTTATTCAGAAACTACTATTAAAAGTCAAGGGACATATTCGTTAAAAGGCATAGCACAAACAACATCACTGAACGCCACACTTACAAAAACTACAACGCAGCCAATAGATTTAACTTCCTATGATTTTATTTATTTTGATACGTATATGTCCCGCACAGGATCTAACATTAGTATAAGCATTCACGACGCAGGCGGCACTACCAGCACCTATACGGTAAATCAAACTGTTGCTAATACTTGGCAAACTAATATATGGAATATTTCGGAAATAACAGCCACAGATAGAGATAGTATAGATTCAATTATTATAACTGTTTACAATGCTGATGTGATTAACACGTTTTACATTGATAATATGTACGCAGTGTTAGGAACACAGTCCGTGAGCGTTACGGATATCAGCACAGGAACAGACACATTTTCACTATTAAACATGATACCTGTATCAGACGTGGGGGCATTATTACAGGAAATATTGTCTGCGATAAGCTCTGCAACTATAACAGATACGGTAGAAGGGACAGAAAACTTAACTCTAGCAAATAATATATTAGGCGTGTCTGACACATCAACAGCTTTAGATATTTTATCTGCGTTGGGGATTTATTTACAAATAACAGATACGGCAGAAGGGGCAGAAAACTTATCAGCATTACGAGTTTATTCGCTTAACGACCTAGGCGCCGGCGCAGATACGGAAACAATAACAGTGGTAGCGCTGTTGATAGAAACGAGTGCCGGTTTTGACATTCCTGCTATCATCAACCGTGTACCAATACAAACGGATTCTGGTGCTGCTATTGATGCCTTATTTTTTATTAAAGCGGTATTACGCATAACAGATATGGGCGCAGATACCGACAGCGTAAAACAAATCACGGTTGTGGCCACAAGTTCTGATTCCGGCGTTAATGCAGGAGAAGGTGCATTTATTATAAACGCCATGCCGTTACAGATTGATAGCGGAACGATGCTATCAGAAAGTTTGACTTTGTTTATTAGGGCTTTGCTTACCGAGTACAGCACAGCGTCCGATGATGATATTAAAAATATTATCGCCAACCTCTTTTTATATGATTCCGCGACAGGGTTGGAAGTTTTACTGCGCACGATTTATGTGGACATAATATATGGAATTAGTAAGATAAATATTACTGAGTCATTAACATCGATACTTCCGACAGATCCGGTTTACGGCATATCCAATGTCGATACATCGGTAAGCGCGGATTCTGATTTTGGAAGCTTATGAGGGGGAAATAATGGCAACTACTGTAAGAAAACATTATGTTGGTGAGGTGGGTACAGCGGTCATTCTTGATTGCGGCCAAGATATCACATCTGCTACGAACGTATCTATCGCAGTAAAAAAACCAGACGGCACAAAAGTTACTTGGGTGGCTACTGTTTACAATACACGGTATTTACGGCATATCACAATAACAAACGATTTGGATCAATCTGGTTTATACGAATTGCAATCTGTTTTAACTTTGGGCAGTTGGACGGGGCGTGGAGAAACGACCAACTTTGTTGTGTTTGACAACTTTGCGTAAAAGGGAGATATGAATGGCTGATTACAAGTTTATTACATGTCCCGGCATTGGTGATTTTTCTTGGTTGTGGTCTAAACTTTCCACGACAAATGATCGCTATTATGTGCGCTATGCTGCAACAGGGCCGGAAAGACTAAGTGCCTTTTTAAATCTTTTACCAAAAGAGAAAATACTTTCCTCTACCCCAGACATAACGCACAGAGTAAATTTCAATCGGGTTAAGTTAGAAATGTCTTTAGTACCGCCGAATGTCGATAAACTTATAAGCTATGCACAGTTTAGGCAGAACCCTGACTACGAATGGTATTTAGAGCCTAATACGCATCTCGAACAAGGCAGGCGCATTGAAAAATGGTTGCCGGATCTTAAAACAGATTTTCATTATAAAATCTTAGGATTATTAAATAACCCAGAAAAATTAAATATTTTTATAGTTCACCTTTCTTCGCGGCATATGCAGGAAGTTTGGAAATGCTATGACAAAGCCAAAGCGATCGAGATCATTGAAATGGTGCAAAAGAAAACAGGATGGACACCGGTATTTATCGGGGCACACTATGATGATTTCGCTCAGGAAGTTTTTCAAACGTATAATCAACTGCATAAAGCATCAAGCCTGATTGGGCAGACTGATGATCTTCTTGGCACACTTCATGCGATGCAACAATCAAAGTTTTTTCTTGGTTGTGTATCTTCCGGTTTAACAATGTTGGCCAATGTTTTGTACTTACCGACAGCGGCATGGTGGCCAAGGCCTTTATTGCCGCAGAGTTGGGCTGATGAATCTATTCCTTATAAATGGTTTTTATGGGGGGATTATAAGGCGGACATGATTGAAATAGAAAAGATGTTAGGCGCATTATGAATAATAAAAAGTGGATAACCATTTCTTTTTATACGCCAGACAACGCATACGCTAAAGTATTCAACGAGCGTTTGGGAAGATCGCTAAAAGAAATACCCGACATTCCAAACAAGATCTACCAAGTATCTAGCCGAGGTTCGTGGTTAAATAACATAGCAATAAAACCAGAAATTATAAAACGTGCGATGTTTGAAACACAAAAAAACATTTTATGGGTTGATGCTGATGCGATGTTTACAACCTACCCAAAACTTATGGACACGGTACCAGATAATTGTGATCTTATGTATCATACTTTAGACCATAGTGTTTGGTATGGCACAAATACCAATCGTATGGAAATTTTTAATGGTACTATTTATTTACGCAACAATGTTAAAACACATGTTCTGCTAGACGAATGGATAGCACGGTGCGCAATCAACCCTAGATTGGGAGAACACCGACATTTTGAATCTCTGGTGATGGACAGTAGAGATATTGTAACGTATGATCTTCCACATCAATACGCTTATATAACATCCTTGCCTAATGGCGATAAACCCAGAGTGGAAGTAGTCGATCCTATTATCTGCCATTATCAGGCATCAAGACAACACAGGAAAACACAACTATGAAAAAAGTGGTAATGCTTGGCCCTTGTGCAGAAAGAATACCTAAAGACGGCGTATCTTGGGATGCCGGAGATCCTATTATCCAAGAAGGTGTTTTTAAGTTATTACCTCAATTAGAAAATTGTGAAACCATTCAATCCACTTTTATTGATGTAAAAGACATTGAAAAAACAGTGGAAGCCACAGATTATTTTATTTCACCCGGAACTCCGTCGTGGGTTAATCCTCTATATCGGATATGGTGGAAAGAAATAAGTAAGCAACATAAAAAGATCTCTTTTCTTGGCATCGGATTGACTGTACCGTTTGCTGGTAACTTTTGGTATGGCCATGAGGATTTTATAAATCTTAAAGATTCTGGCGCTATTGACCTTATCGTTTGTCGAGATAAATTTTGTTATTATTGGTTGCATAAAGTGTGTGGGGTTCCTGATACTTATATATATGAACTCCCTTGCCCTGGATTTTATACTCTGCCAATAAAAGCACGTAATTCTAAGGAGAAGGTGGTTTTTAGTTTGCCAAATCCCGAGGAGACAAGCATTGGTGATTTTACTGTTTTTGAAAATGTTTTAGAAAAATGCTCATACATAGTAGACGAATTAGAAAAAAGAGGGGCTGAGGTTTTTTTATCATATCAAAGACATTTACCGAGTTTTCAAGCTTTCGCTGCGGAAGTTAAGAGAATAATGCCAAGCCGTAAATTACATTGGTTTCCTTTATGGCAAGACTTTGAAGATTTCCATAAAGATAAAGATGTTTATATTGGATTTCGCAATCATGGGGCGTTACCTTGCGCCGGTGCGGGAATGCCGTCACTTTTAATTGGTACTGATTATCGTCAACTGCTTGCCGAAGAGATACCTTTTATAAGTAAGTATGATGTTTCACACACAGGCATTAATCCTAGTTTTATTGTAGATTGGTATTATGCTCTTGATCCTAAATCTATATCATTTTCATTAGCGACTTGGCGGGGTGTTACATTAGACAAATGGCAATGTTTATTAACTAAAGTAAACGAGAGGTTACAATGAGACCACAATATGTTTGTTATCACGAATTAATATGTGATAATTTTCCTGCTACTGATGCAGTTGCTTTCGCTGATCTAAGTTTGCTTTTATCATATGCATATAATCAAAAAAAGATCATTGAGATAGGAACACGATATGCCCGCACTACTGTCAATTTGGCTAAATTCTGTGCTACGGATGGCCATGTTTTTTCTGTGGATATGGATCAAAAGCAACACGAACTATATAATTCCTTTATTGAACCTTATAAAAATAAAATAACTTTTATTGAAGAAAACACACTGACTGTAGATTGGGGAAAATATTCTCAATTAAAAGATGCAGATATGATATTAATCGACGGTTGTCATGATTATAATGGTGTTCTGCGTGATACAAACGCCGCATTAAACTTTATTAAAAAAGGCGGTTTTATTTTCTGGCATGATTTTGTAGATGGTAACAAGCACGACCCCGAAGAGCCGTTAATGGGAAAGCCCGGAATAGTCTGTGAAGTAATACGCGAACTAAATCTTCCGGTTTTACCAGTAGGGCAGTACTTGGGCATGCTAGTTTGTTAAAAAGGAGATGTATGAATAATATCGAATTGATACGGGAATGGACAAGGCTAAACAGAGGAGAATCCGAACCATTACATCAATGTGAGCGTTATGCTTGGTTAAAAGAAAACGTTTCTGGTAATGTGCTTAGTATTGGTTGCGGCGAAGCTAAAGTGGAAGAGTATTTATATATAAAAGAGGATTTAACTTGTGATCATACTATGCCTGTGTGTGGTGCTGATTTCAATGCTTCTTTTTTAGAAAGCGCACGTAAGCGTTGGCCTAATGGAGATTTTATTCATTATGATATTTGTGGTAACGCATTGGCTTTTAAGGACAACACATTCGATACCGTTATTTTAGGAGATGTAATTGAACACGTACCTCCTTACTATTTACATAAATTACTATCGGATAGTTTACGTGTATGCCGGCCCCAAGGGAAAATATTGGTCACAACACCCAATGGAAGTTACTTTGGTGATAACAATTCCAGTTCAATTTATTCAAGTGATCATGTAATAGTAATGACCACAGAAGTTTTATTTAACATTCTTTTACCTACCGAAGAATCAAAGCAATGGTGGATCATAGACGGTAAAGCGGAACACAATTTTAACTACACGATATCGGTAGAAAATTCACTATCACAAAGATTTATTTTTGTAAAAATGATAAACACAAAGGGGGCGTAACAAATGGCGATTAAAAAAATTCTCATTCCGTCTGGCATTGGTGATTTTTCATGGGCTTGGAGTAAGTTAGTAACTACAAATGATCAATATCATATTGAATATGTTGGCGGTAAACCGGATAGAATGACTGCTTACCTTTCAATACTGCCTAAAGATCGGATTGTAGCTTTTATGCCTAATAATAATTACTACACAAAATGGGATGAAAACGGAGAGCTGATCTGTATATCACGTAATCCTAACCAATTCCCCACTTTGCATAAGGCGCAAAGATATTCTGATTTACGGCCGGATGTTCTTTCTTTTTTAGAAATCAATACTTTTTTAGAAAGAGGGAATCGTATAGAAGGTTGGTTCAGTACGGAGATGCCTAAAACAGATTTTCATTATATATTGGGTGGATCTTTAGAAAAGTGTGGCCGGGGCAATTATTTTATTGTTAATTATTCCTCATATGGAACAAAAAAAGCATGGGGATATTATGATGTGCCCATTTCGACTGATATCATTCAGCACATTGTAAACAAGACAGGTTGGACGCCGTTATTTATCGGTGGAACTTATGATGATTATACACAGGACATTTATATTGAGTGTTTAAACAGAGGTATTCATGCGGTTAATGTTATCGGTAAAACCCCCGATCTTTGCACTGTTACCGCCTTATTGCAACAAGCACAAGCATATATCGGCGCTTGTTCTGGTTTAATGGTGTTAGCAAATGTGTTAAATACTCCGGTATGTGCTTACTATCCTCCGTTTAAAACGCCCCCTGGTCGTTATTTAGCCGGTACCTGGCACGATACGTCAATTCCGTATGCGTCTCTTTTTTGGGAAGGAAAAGATACTGATCTCGTAGTGATCGATAGCTTTTTACAAACAATTAAAAAATAGGAGGATTTTATGCCAACATATAAAAATAACGGAACAGATTTTGCGATATTAGAAAGTACGAGAGTATACCCCGGAAAAACTTATGAAACTTTATCTTTCATCGAAGCACTACCTACTGATGTGGTTAAAATATCTGATGCGCCTATGTTTAATCCGGTATTGCTAGATCAATCGATTACGACCACGACCACAATTTCTGTACCGTCTGGGGCGGATAATGTAAATTTAGTTTTATATGCCGAAATGGGAAATTGGACAGCTGCTTTTAATTCCGCGTCAAACACGCCGGCTATGACAATAGCGCAGGGCATATCAGTGACTAAGAAATTTTTAAATCGTATGCTCAATTCTGTGATCCTAACAGGCAGTGGTAAATTATATGTGAGAATAGATAAAGCATAGGGAGGTTTAAGTGGTTATAAAAAAACTAAATTACAGTGTTTGCGCTTTTGTTTTCATGGCTCTGCTTTTTATCATATCTATGTCTACAGTATCGTTCTGGTAGGAAACTATCAATAGGAGGTATAAGATGGCAAGAGCAAAAGGTTTAAAACGTAAATATGGATGGAAGCCGGATGTGCCGGATAGCAGAGATTTTATTTTTAAAAGAAAAAAGCTGCGTTTGTTTCTTCCCAAATTAGTTGATCTGAGAGGTTCTTTATCTCCGGTGGAAGATCAAGGTTCCTGCGGCTCATGCACAGGCAATGCCCTGGCCGGCAATGTAGAGTTTCTTTTACGCAAAAACAATGACACCACTGATGTAAGCCGGTTATTTATTTATTACAATGAGCGTCTTTTAGAGAATACCGTAAGTCAAGACGCCGGTGCCTTTCTTCGTGACGGTATAAAAACATTGGCTAAGCACGGTGTGTGCGCAGAAAGTTTATGGCCGTATATGCCTAAACAATATTCGCACGAACCCACGGCCGAATGCTATGAAGATGCTAAGAAAAGAAAAATTGTATTGTATGAGCGCCTGCTCTCAGTGTCAGATATTCTTTCTTGCTTGGCAGAAGGATATCCCGTCGTTTGCGGTATTGCTATTTATGAAAGTTTTGAATCCAATCTCACAACAGTAACAGGCATGGTTAATATGCCACAACCAAGTGAGGTGATGTTGGGTGGGCACGCAGTAATGATTTGTGGGTATGATTTATCAGATAAAATATTTATTGTTCGTAATAGTTGGGGGGCTTCTTGGGGTGTTCAGGGGTATTTTAAAATGCCTTTAAAATATGCAGAGCAGCTCGGCGATGATTTTTGGACGATAAGGGCGATGGCATGAGCTTATCGTATTGTTTAAAGGGGATGCGTCGTTGGTGGGTGAGTAAAAAAGAAATGCAACAATACAAAGAAAAAAAAAGCATAGAAATCGGATTGTACTTTAATAAAGAGTTTGTTCCTAATGGTGATGGGGTTTTTGTGACATATAAAAAAGCCTATGGACTCAAAACAAAAAATAATAAAAAAAGAGGACATACTACGTACTAATTGCTTTGTCTGTAATGGCCCTGTAACCATTATAGCTGATTCAGTGCGAATATTAAGATTACATTGTAAAAAATGCCATGAGGCGTCTTTTATTGTAGAAAATAAATTTGGTGTCTATATAATTTTACTGCAAGAGGAGTATAATAAAAAAGAAAAAGATGGGCTATTATTTGAATGAGCAACCAACCCCAAGAACACGGCCTATGATAGAAACGCATAAAGAAAAAGCGCAAGCGACGAGTACTATTCGCGCACACCAACAAAACGTAGTGTATTCCAGTAATCGTAAAATTTCTGATATTTTAAATAATACGTTTTTATATAATAAGCCCGTGTTCGTTGTCGGGGGCGGATACTCTATTACTAATTTCGATTTTGATGTTTTATCTCGCCATAAAATCATTACTATAAATCGTGCGTGGGAATATTGCCGATCTGACATTTGGTATGGAATGGATACACCATATATCGAACAAATGAAACACGGAGAACTTAATGCTAAATCAAAATATGGCAATAAACTATATGAAATGTGGCAAAAAATGCCGAGTATAAAAACATTCGCCTGCCCTAATTCTTCGTATGCTTTTGATGATAGTGTTTATCTCGTGCGTAAATTGAAAACATTAGATCTTCCTCTAGACATTTGTCGGGGCATCTACGCAGGAAACAATTCCGGTACCGGTGCGATATCCTTAGCCGCCTCTTTAGGGGCACGTGCTATTTATTTATTGGGTTTTGATATGAAGATGGGCATTGATGAGAATAATAATAAACGTTCACATTTTCATTCGGGATACCCTGAATCGGATATTGATCGTAATGCTAAATTTGAAAAATATAAACAAGATATTGGAGAACTGGCTAATTTCTTGCGTATTGCTGAGGTTCGTGTTTATAATCTTAATCCTGATAGCGCATTGACTTGTTTTCCGTTTCTTTCATTAGGGGAAGCTTTAAGATAATAAAAGGAGTATAATCATGGCTATTAAATTTTCAAGTGCGGCAGAGTACAAGATAATTGATCCCACACGTCTTACTGAGGCTGACCTTCCGTTGATTGCGTTATGCGACAATCGTAATTCAATGCTTGGGTACATCATAAAAAGCCACGGTAAGGGAACGTATAACCATGCGATGTGGATGCATAAGCCCGGCAAACTAGCTTCTATGGACTTTAACGGCTTCCATGAAGTACCGTTATCTAAGTATATGAAGAATAATATTCTTTTAAAATTTTGGGGCATTGATGGCCTCACTGATGCACAAAAACAGATGTTGTTGTTAAATATTGATATTGCCACAAAAAAAGAAAGATCGTGGATGGCGTATGACGTTTTGGGTCTTTTTGGGCAATGGGTCGGCATTCCGCAAATTCATAATCCGTTTCAAAAGTACTGCTCAGAGGAGGTTTTAGCTTTAGGGAAAGATCCTATTTTTACACCATTAAAAATAAATATTGATCCGTTAGCATCACCCTCAAAATTAAACGCAGAATTAACAAAAAACCAACCGCCGTTTAAAGTTGCAGGATACTGGTTACAGGATTGATTATAAAAAATTCAATGTTACAATAATAACGTAACAAAAAGGAGGGCATTATGTGGATTTGGAATAAGACAAAATTTTTACGCGATGAGTTAAAAAAACTATCTTTAGCCGATTTTCAAAATCTGTTGACCGAGGAACAAAAAGCTACACTAAAAGCGGCATTAGAAGAAGTGATTCGAGTAGCAGTTCAGGCCGCCGTAACGTCTGCCATTAAGGAATTAAACAATAAAAAATAATAATTCTTGTATCACGTGATACAACATCTCCGTTTCCGCCCACGGATTGCCCATCCGTGGGCTCCTTTTTTATTTGACTTTTTCAAAATAAAAAGTAAAGTAATTGTGTACTTTATGTACCGTTATTTCGTTTAACTTATTTTTAATTTTTATTACGGAGGTGGGGCATGATAGTTAAGGGCGTTCGTATTGATCGGGATCTGTTTCCTATCACACATCGTAACTATAAACGTATAATCAAAATCAGTAATTCCTTTAAGCAGCCGGCACAAGACGTCTTGCAGGAAAGCATGATCTTGGAAATGCAACTTACCGAGGACATTGATAAACCGGAAGCCTACATAATAACATCACTGTATAATTATTTAAAACAATGCCGGCACCTAAGCAATAAAAGTTCTTCTATTGAGGATTTTTATGATGGAATGTTTATTCAATTCAGTCGGTCAGCATTGTCAGCCAGGATCGCCTTAAAGGAAACTGTTCATTATTTAAAAAGCACAGACTCGATTGCCGCCGATATTTTTCAGAATATGGTTGACGATAAGATCACGTGGCATAGACTATACCAAATTAAATTTAAAGGCATAATCGGACGTGACTTATATTGGAAAAAAGTCTGGAAAATACAAGAAGCGGTGGGCGATATTTTAGAAGTAGTAAAAAACCCAATAAAAAGCATAAAGAAGTGTTCTCCACACAGGCAAGGCCGAATCTCAGATTAAAATTAAACGGCCGGAACTCCCTGTCCCGGCCGTTTTACAATATTAACCGTTTATCGCATCACGGCTATTTATCCGGTTTCATCATACTATGAAGAAAAGCGCCGAGAATTTCTTGCGTGTGCATATCTTTTAAAATAATTTGATAGATAGATAGCGCTATTATTTTTTCAATATCAGTTAACACCTCTGTATTAACTACATTAATTATCAAAGCCGAATGTGTGCTCTTTTCCTTTACCAAATCACGCACATAGTTTTCTACTTTCTCGATCTGCTTATCAGTCATACCCAAAGCAATACCAAAATGCTCTTTGTGCGCACTTTTATTATTAATGATTTTTTTCTTAAACAATTTATACAATTTTTCATTGTTGATCACAGCGCCCTTTTCAAAGAAAAGGCATGCCCACAAAATCAAATTGCTTAAAGAAAAACCGGATAGAAACCATACGCATCCTATTTCTTGTGAGTATTTGAATATTCCACCAACTGTGATAGCAAATAAAAATAAAGAAAACAAACAAATAAACCGCTGATGCTTTTTTCCTATTTGATCCGTATACATTAAGTAGAACAGACCGAAATAAAAAACAATCATGTGTACGGCCAATAAACCCATGAAACTTGCAAACACTGTTAAGTTCATAAACATCTCCTTATTTTTTGATCTCTTCCGGCAAAGACCATTCGTACCGACAAATATTAAAAAGCATGACCACTGTATTTATTTTACGCTCGTATATACTAAATCTAATCATGGGATTAATGCCGGCTTTTGCGTCCTTTTCACATAGGGTGCACACTTCTTGTAATAATTCCCGGCTTATCGTTATCACAAGTTCCCCATGCAAAGATAAATGAATCATAAAAACCATCAAAGACGTTAAATAAGAACACACCATTAGTTTCAGACAAGACGGATTAGTAATGCCAAGTAGATCAAAACCGCCGGCGCATACCATAGAAAGGCCTAGAAACAGACATGATAGGCTGTGTAAGCTTTTTAAAGCTTTGATGCTTGTTTCACGCGTTTCTTTGTCCTCAAACATCGAACACCTCCCCACAATAATCGCACCGGTAGTCCTTGGTGCGTGTTCGGTATTTTAATTGACCATGACGATTACAACCGGGGCATTCGTGCCGCTCATTAAAGGCCGCTGACCACTCTCCTTTTATCTCTGTGTAGTTTTTGGTTTTGCTTACTTTGAACATAATCAAAATCAGGTCACGTAATTCCGAACGTAGCGGATAACACTTATCCGTTATAAAATACACCAATGCGATAATAATACATTTCATTTCTACCGCTTGTGGTACATCTCTAAATGCGATAAGAAATTTCACACGTAGAATACGCCGTACGTATTTATAGATCGTATCGTCTTTAAGTATTCTAGTAACAACCCTGCTATTAATTACCATGTACCCTCCTGTTGTTATATTCCCCTGCCGTTCTTCCACGGTTTACTATCCGGCCGGCACCAAGGGCATAAATCGATCTTAACACCGTTACAGTTCGGTTTATCCGCGTTGGGGTTTCTTATAAATTCTGTTTTGCAATCAACACATTCCCACCGATCCGTTTTGAGGTAGACATTGCCATTGAAAAAAGCACGGCCGGCATACTTCAAATTCCCGGTTTTATTCATATAAGCTTGATCCTTTCTACATAGGCTGTAAGCACCGTACGGTCTGCTAATAACGCATTTAGTTTTTTCTCCCACCTGTTTTTAAAAGAGTAGTGACTATTGCCATTTTTACAAACACGTAAAGTGAAATAATCATTTTCTCCGGTAAGGTGATTGGTGTTTTTATTTTTTCTTATTTGCTGTACGATACCGATCTCTGGTAAACGTTTGCCGTCAATAAGATAGCACATTTTTTCAAGATCGTCCGTTATAGTGGGATCGGAATAATAATATTCTATGCGACAATAATCACGAGTAGTTAAAATGAAATTTTTATCAATGCCGTTGTTATTGCGTTTTTTACGTTCTTTGTTTACCCAATAAGTACCTTCGGTAAGATCCTTATACACCCGATCACACATCGCGTTAATACCGTTTTTAATCCAATCTTTGCAACCGCACAGGAAAGCTTCGATGTTTTTTTCTGTAAATTCTGGGAAATCGTATTGATCCGTTATCTTTCTAACCATGGCATTATACTCAGTGCAAAGCATAAAACGCTCTAGTGAAAACAGTTCGGTTAGACGTAACCAAAAGTATTTATCAAAATTAACGCTTTCCGGTTTATCGTACGGTTGGTTACTAAAGGAAATGTCTAAAGGAGATCCGTGCCCACGAACGGTGTTAAATAGATTTTCTAATTTGTTTTTTTCGTCTTTGATATGCACGTAAGCGATTATTACCGCATCCCGAGTGTTAATCAGACTTTGAATTGTTTGTCTTGTAGTTATTTCCATAAAACTAATAAAAGTTATAAAGAGACCGGTTTTAATTCCTTTGCATAAAAACAGGCGATGTTGCGCGTATACCAAGACGGCTCAGACAGCTTAACTAAAATCCTTCCGGTATAACGATCACGAATCCAAGTACTGTGTGAATATTCTTTTTCTTTAGAGTATAATTCCACGCCGACAATGATTCCTAAACCTTTGCAAGTTGTAACTTCTTGCTGTTTAGCAAAGCCATCCAAGATACTAAGTTCGCATTGTTTTAAAAATGTATACTGTTCGACTTTTGATAATTTAAGAAATTTATCTAATATCATTTTTGCTCCTTAATTGTAAAAGGTGAAAATTTAGTGTGCCTAAAATACTGAATAAATAAAAAATCACAAGTCGCGCTGCCTAAATTAGAATCTATTCTACTAGCCATTAAAGGGCATTTTTCAATATGATTAATACCTAAAACTGCATGCAGGATCTCGTGGTACACCACGGCCCTTGATACGGTAGCTTTTTCGGCAATCCATATTATGTTTTGCCCCAATCGAGCACAGCCTAAAATTTCTTCGTGGTCACTAGTTATTCGTACAGTAATGCGAGGTAACGCAGGCACCAAATTTTTCGCATGATAGAGCAAAGACATTACTTTTCGTCTTTGCTCATAGGTCGCGTTACTCATTTTTTTATTAACTAAGATTTTGGTAGTGTCTTTTATTTTGCCCATTTTGCCTCCTTTTCCCTTGCCCAATTAAGATATAACATGCAAACTTTTGTTTGTCAACTTTTGTTTGTAATTATTTTTATCATATGCGAATTACAAGGCAACTACATAATGTAAATAATGTAGATCGCCGTAAATGATCATAAATAAAGCAGGAATACCCATTGGCCTATATAAAACAAAGATAAATCTTTAAATTTTTATTAAATTTTAAAAGTGTAACCGCATTCACCGGTAAACATGGCTCAAAATATTTAAAAAACCGCCCTTCCTGCGAAGATTACCCCACTTTCGAGGGATTACCCCCTAGAATTGAATTTGACCGCTTTTTGTGCGATTTTGCCCTATTCTCACAAGTGCCATTAACCACACTCAACCAGATCTCGGCTTTCTCCCCATATACGCACACATGCGAAAAGCAAAAGTATATAAATACATAATACTCGCACGAGTAAAAAATATATAAATACAAAATACTTATATTAAGAAATTTATTCTCGCGCCCACGCAAAAAGAAAAAGTATTTGCGCACGCATATTGATATCTTAATTAATTTAGTAATTTGAAAGTAGAAGTAAGTATGAGTATAAACTGAACGAAGTGAAGTTTATACGAATACTATATTAATACTATGACTTCGTTCCGTTTAATTTACTTCACTACGTTTTTTTCTCTTATCTATATAAATTACACTATGGAAGAGAAAAAAACTTCGTTCGTAAATTAAACGGGTGTGACAGAGATACTGTCACACTATTTTTTTCAGAAAGGAACCGAGATATGGATATTTTTTCTTTTTCCGAGAAAATATAGTTACTTACCGTATGGATTCGGAAAGGAAGGGAGACGCCGCCGACTGCTTGGCCGACCGCCCCCTTGGGTAAATCACGCGCTTGTGTCCGCGTTGAGGGTAAAAATATATTTGCAAAAAACAAAAAAGATGTGTATACTTTACCTACGGTGTGGGCAGCACTTTTAAACGGAGATGGAGAGATGGGCTTAAACTACAAACAGGCTTTATTACGACAATATCAAGAGCGGCTTTTCGAGGGCCACACTTCTCGGCTGTGTGACCGTTTTACACGGTGGTATGTGAAACTCGATGATCCGATTGAGTACATGCATTTTTTATTTTGGGGCGTGTACAGTGATAGAGCGTGGAAGATCGCCACGGATTATGAAAAAGAAGTATCAGTAATAAAAACCGAAACACAAAATCTTCTTAACTCGTGCCATCGCATGTATGGTAGTTACGATTGTCGGATCGGTAGTGAGTTATACACAGCCGAGGCTATCGCCCAGGCGGTCATAGTGATTAATGTGTGGAATAGAATGAATATGTTTTGGATGGGTTATCGCAAAGATAACCCAGAGCCGGATAAGCCGTATCCTTTTGCCACGTATCATCCGCATGCAAGCTTTGTTGGTGTGTTACGTTTCACGATGTGCTTCGACAGGACAAATTGGCCATTAATAAGTGATTGGCAGGAATTTTTTATGATGATGCCGCTTTATTGCGAAGATCCGCAGATGAATTTATATTTTCCTGATTACATTAAAAAACCAAATTTTGAATTGTATGATGCGCGGTATGCGGATAAATTTCATTATACGATCAATGATGATGTTCATAAAAAAGGTTGGGGTGGGATCTATCGCGAGGAAATGGCGGAAATGTCCGATGATGTTGTGGCTAAGGCCGCAAAGATGTTTAATTGGGGCCGGGGTATTGTGCAGGCGGAAGTGAAACGTAGGGGGTTGTGTGCGAAGTAATAAAGAAAGTAAAGAGCGGATAACGACAAAGAGGTATAAACGTGAGGAAGAAAAAGTGATGAAATTCGGTGATAGGTATAGCGAAGAGCCGATGAGTTTTGACAAGTTTTGTAAAACGATGTTTAATTGTAAGGCCCCGACAAAAGAGCAGATACGTGTTGCGTATCTTACTAAAGAAAAAACTATGGATAGGGCTATGGGATTTGTAGAGGAAGCACGGATGCAAGCACGGATGGAATTGAAGAAAAAAATGGAAAAATACGGTTGTAAATTTAAGCATGACGGTAGTATTCTTAATAATAGATTGTGCTTTGTTGCTCATTTATTGCGGATTGGTAGAAAAGATTTGGCAGAAAAAGAATTAAAAGTAGTAGATGCAATATTTACAAAGAGAAGAGAAGAGAATATAACGAAATGAGATCTGCGTTTGAGCAATGTTCGTCTACGATAGCTTTTGACAGAAAATATCAATCTGATAGAAAGAAGCGATGGGATAAGTTTGAGGCGGCTTGGTTAAAAAAGTACAAATCTGGTTTTACTAAGAAACGCGGAGGGGGTTAAAAGTATGAGTGAAAAAGCAGTGGTACTTCGTCGAGGTTTGTTGGGTATGCAGGTATGTGTACCTAAAGATTGGAGTGATTCGCAGATAAAAGAATTTGCAGATAAGAGCGATGTTGCAGGCACAACAAATGGGTGGCAAATAAGACGCCAAGGGGACGCTCTTTTAGCCGGTGCTTCTGAGAGAGTAGTGTGTGCAAGTAGGGAAGGTTATGTGCATGTGATGTTGGATTGTTAAGGAGTATGAGGTTGACAGTATGAGTAATTTACCAAAAGGTGTAAGAGAAACTAGAAAAAAATGGATTATTCGTGAGTTAAAAAACCGTGGGCAGAAAGTTATAGATGTGTCTAAAATAAAACCGCAAGAGGATTGGAATGCTAATGGGGAAAACACGATAGCGGGTAAATGTCGTTGCGGAGGAGTGTCGGTAATATCTAATTTAATTTTGGTATATTCGGATGGGGGTTTACGCAATTCGGCTTTGTGTGTTAGTTGTGGGAAGATTGTATTATCCGGGTCTAAGTTTTATTGGGGGAGGTTGAAAGAATGAAGAAATTAATACTTACAGTTGGTTTGCCGAGAAGCGGTAAGTCCACGTGGGCGATGAGGTCGGGGTTTCCTGTGGTAAACCCAGATTCGATAAGACTTGCGTTACATGGGCAGGCTTTTATTGCCGAAGCTGAGGCCTTTGTTTGGGCGAGTGCATATCTTATGGCCAAAGCCCTGCTTATTGCCGGTCACGATACGGTTGTTATCGATGCCACGAACACGACAGCGGTGCGTCGTCAGGATTGGGTACGCCGGTTTGATAAACTAGCGCGGATTGATTACATTTATTTTCCAACGACAGAAGAAGAATGTATTGCACGCGCAAAAGAAGACGGGCGTGAAGATTTAATACAGGTCATACAGCGCATGTCTAAGAATTTAGATTTAGAAGGTGTGAATATATCGGTAAAGGAGACGGCACCTTATTATTGTAGTGGTGATGGTTTGGCGATTTCTGAACTACTCTCTGGCCAAACAAAGCGCGAGTTTGTAATCGATGCTGATGGGAAAAAGTACGAATTGGTTTTTAACGGCACAGTAGACCATTGCACAGTTACGATTTGTAAGAAGTGTAAAAAGGTTTTAAGGTCATGTAGGTGTATGACTCCTAAAACGCAAGCAGTACTTGGGGTTTGTGCGGAGTGTGAAGGTAAGCAAGAGGGCAGGGCATGACCGTACCGAGATTTCATTACAAGATAAAACCCGAATTGATGAAACTCAAGGATGGTAAGTGTTGTCAAGATGGTTGCGGCAGTGATAGGTGGCATACGCATCGTTGTTCTAAAAAGGCGATTAAGTCTATTGATGGCGTAGGCTTGTGCGGAACTCACGCTAATAGTTTACTCAGGTGGAGAAAAGACGTAGGTGCTGAGAGGGGAGAAGTTGTTGAATTGCCAAAAGGTAATTAAATATGAAATTATTAGAAGAGGGGTAGTTAAGCGATGGACAAGAAAATAAAATTTAGAAATGTTAAAGAGGGAGAAGTGTTTAAGTATAGGGGAAAATATTATTTTAAAACAGGTAGAAAAAGAACTTTGTTATTAGCGAAAAGTAAGATTTTTAAACCGAATATTGAGGTTAGACAATGAAAAAGATAAAAAAAGACGAAAAGGCTATTAAGATCTATTTTAAAGTTGTTTATCATCCTATGGCGGCATTTAATAAACTTATGTGTTTGATGGATTTAGGTGTGGGGGACGGTGGGGGTTTTTATTATTCTACCGTATGGACGCTTACGTTAAAGAAGCCGATGCTTTGTTCAAAAGTGCAGATTGAAAAATTACGTTTGGCTCTTATTCAAGCAGCAGAAAAATGTGGGGCCGAGGTAAAAGAGGTCGTTTATGTTGGTAAGGCGTGAGTATGAAAATTGAAATTACTATAAATTCGTGTGTTGAATGCCGGCACTGTGGGCATAGTGGTGCTTTTACCCCAGGCGGCGCACGTCCGATATGTGATCATGGCATGGCTGTTGATGCTAGTCCGAAGATTGTCCACGGCGACATGAAGTATCATTGGCGTAGGCGAGTAATACCGTACAACGAAAGGCCGTTAACGGAAGAGGAGAGAAGAATATATCCACATAGTATAAAGAAGATACGAGAGGTTGCTGAAATACCTGATTGGTGCCCTTTAAAAAACGGAGCTAAATACTGATGAAAAATATTTCACGCATTGAGTATGTTGCTGGCATTGATAAGATAGTTACTAACATAAGTAAGTTGCGGCAGAAAAGCGTAGAGACGACAATGCAGGAAGTCGAACGTATGCATTTAATTGATAGGTTGCGGAAAGCTAATAGTAACGCATGGACGGATGGGGCAGGGTTGGCCGCAATTCAGATAGGCGTGCCGCTGCGTTTTGCGTGGTATCGGTATAACAACAAGGACGGTATTCTTTTAAATCCGAAGATTATCAAAGGGCACGGCGAGAGCGTAATGGAAGAGGGCTGTTTGTCGATTCCGAATAGGTATACTTCGGTTAAGCGTTTTGTCACGATCGAGTATGAAAGTAACGGTAAGAAAAAAACTGCTAATGGTTTTTTGGCCCGGATAGTACAGCATGAGTGCTTGAGTAGGCGTACAGAAATATTTACCGAAGATGGGACGTTGAGTGCCAAATTTATTTATGACACCAAATATTCCGGCAAGGTTTTATCTGTGAGTAGTAATGGGCATTGTGAGTGGAAATCCATAGTTAGTTTTTTTAAGATACCCAATAAATGTAAAAAATGGGTTAGTGTTTTTATAGGAAGAAATAAGAATCGCTTATATTGTACATCTGATCATAAATGTGCTTGTGTAGACAATATTTTGTTTCCTGTAATTCGATATATTGAGGCAAAGGATATGAAGAATAAATACTGTATTATTTGTCCTGATGTGGCAAGAAGAAAGAACAAGAGACATCCGTTATACAATGCAGAGCAGATTTCAGTTATGGTCGGTTCTTTGCTAGGAGATGCCTGTGTAGATAGTAAGGGCGTTTTTATTGCTACTCATGGCAAACATCACAAAAATTATGCTAAGTATAGAACTTCTATATTGCGGGGGGTTCTGAAGAGAGGTTATAGCGGGTATCGAGATAAAAATTGCAATTATTTATGTGTAGGTAAGGTGAATGAGCAGACAAAATATTTAAGGGAAATAACTTATATTAATAAATTAAAAACTGTGCGTAATATAATTAATTTAATTAATTCTACCGCTTTAGCTTTTTGGTATATGGACGATGGGTGTTTTTTGCCGAAAGGCGCTTGTCAACTACACACCGAAGGTTTTTTATACGAGGACGTAGTTATGTTGCGAGATATGTTCATTACTAAATTTAAATGCTTTCCGTCTATTTACAAGAGAAAAGTACACGACAAAAATAGATATTATTTGTTTTTTCCTAAAGACCAAACTAAATTATTACACGCGCTTATAAGTCCATATATTCATGAAGAGTACAGGTACAAGCTATTGCCGGAATATAGAAAAACTCCTTTTGTTGAAGTAAATTCCGATTTTTTACAATATTCTGCGGGCAAAGTGAGACGTGTTACTGTTTTAAAAAACTTAGAAAGTGCTTTGTATGATTTTACTGTTGAGGATAATCATAATTTATTTGCAGACGATATGCTTGTGCATAATTGTGATCATATGGATGGGATTTTAAATATTGATAGGAAGGTATAGGAGGTGTGTTATGGCAGAAAATTTAAAGCGTCACCAAGTTCTTTTGTCTGATTGGCAAACACGGTATCTCAAAAAAAGAGCTAGGCTTTCGGAGGTGTCTTTTAGTGAGGCTATCCGGCAGCATATTGATTATCGGGTTTTAAAAGAAACGGATATTAAATTGCGGTTAAGGGGAAAGGACGATAAGGATAAAATGAGTGATGAGAGGTTTAAGGCGAGGAAGATCGTAGACGATAGTGGGTATAACACAAAAAAGTAATTTGGTTTCGTTGTGAAAAATAAGTAGGAGTTTAATATGGCTACAAGTTACACATCTAAAATAGAGCAAGGTGTGAGTTTTGAGGAATTTGCTATGGGGTGTGCGCGTGCTTTTTGTCCTTGCATTGAAATGCGCGATGCACCGGCCGACGCTGAGATACCCCAGGAGTTTAAGCCGTCTGGTTATTATTTAAGAGAGATAAAGTTATCTGCTCGGGTTCTTAGTAAATGGCAGTCAATGTCGGAAGCGTGTGCCACGCAGAAGGCCGCAGTTGCGTATTTGAAAGAGTGCCGATTAGCCCAAAAAGAACTTGAGCGCGTGCGTATTTTATGTAAGACGTATGCGGTGATGTTGGAAAGGGCGGGAAAATATCGTCCGCCGACTAAAGATCATGTTGAGTTTAAAAAGTTTATGATAGATCAACTTATAAGATCTATAAAATTTGATTGCGATACAAAATATTACGAGGATAAAATTAAAAATGCTCGTAAATTGTCTGGTGTTGAATATAAAAAAATAATGATCGATGTGGCTATGGATGATCTTAGGCATTATAAGCGGAAGTATCAAGAAGAAGTTATGAATTGTAAAAAAAGTACAAAATGGGTTAAGCAGTTGCGGAAAAGTTTAAGGGGGCGTTTGGGCTATGAAAAGGGCAATTAATACGCATGGATTTAAGGTCGGGGATGTTGTGAGGTGTGTTGATTTACACAATGCTGGTGATTTGTTTTGGAGACGGCAGTATATTGTGGTTGACGATTGGCGTTGGTATTTTCAGAAATCAGATTGTATTCGGGTTCGTTTACGACATGATTCTAAATTAAAAACATACCTTCATGATTTTTATAACGCGAGGAGATTTAAAAAAGTAGGGCATGTTCAGATGAAGGAATGTTGTTGGTGCCGTTTTAGATTTGAGGCAAATAGAAAAAGTTGTCCTGAGTGCAAAGCTAAAGAAACATCAGAATATGGTGATATTAGCAGGCAGGGGTCGTTTGGGATTTGTAGTACAGCAAGATAGGAGGAGATAGGCATGATGGTAAAAAGAAAGGCTTTATGGTAAAGCAGCGGAAATGTGTTGGTTGTGAAGAAATATCTGTTGGTCGTCTTAATTCGCCCAATTGTTTTATTATGAGCACGGGTAGAATACTTTCTGTTCCTCCCCGGTCACATACGGCATACCTCCGTAAGTGGGCTAAGTCTGGCCGTTTTACTCGCCAGCAAACGCAGTCTATGATTAAAGTCACTTCAAGTGCAATTGGGTTTCATATTTTTAAGCTGCATAACGATATTGCGGTGGGTATTCGTGAATATCCAGCCTCCCAAGCGCAGATTGATTCCTTGTTTTGTATTTGTAAAAAGTTTGAAAAGATGCCGGAGTACAACAGGTTTCTTGAGCGTGAATCTGAGGTTAGCATATGAGTGTGTATTTTTGGTATTGGAGGCGCAACAGGTAGGAGGAGATAAGTATGAAAGTAGAGCAAGTGGTGAGGGTAGAGCTAACGCCAGAAGAGGTCAGGACATTGGTTGATCTATATAATAATATAACAGCAGGAAAGCACGCCACAGAGCAGCAACAGTTTATTTTAGGCCGTCTAGTTCGGTTGTGTGGGGCTTAGTATGCCGTTACATATGTTTGAAACTAATAAGCGTGTAAAAATAAAAAGTAAAGTAGAGTATACTAATTATGTCTGGGGTGATATTAAAGAGATCGAGGACGCTACACTTAAACTAATTGAGCAGAATAAGCAGGGCGATTGTATGTGTTATTGTGGTAAGGGTTTGGTCGATGTTGATCATAGAGACATAGAGAGGGTTTATGAAGACAGGAAACAAGGTATAAATTTGTTTTGGGGGTCTGTTTATGGACGAAAGACGACGTAATAAGTTTCATAAAGATGATGAGAAGCCCTTACGTATTATCAAGCTTGGCAAAGCCACTATAAAGAACGGCCGCCCTGATATAGTTATGGATAAGGCGCTTGATGTTACTTTGGAGAAGAGTACTGATTCTGACGCAGAGGATTGTTTTATTAGAAGGGTTTTTGGGTTGTCGCTTGATGAGGGTTCAGATCCTCTTGATCCTAACCCATTAGATTTTTTAGCAGTTGATCCTGGGCATACTATTGAAGAAGAAGTGTTCCCGGAAGAGTGGCTTTAGGTGTGTTATGAAGGAGGGTAGCATGAAGGCAAGAAAAAAGGCTAAGTCGATAACGTGTTGGTTTTTGGTCGATGCGGATGGTGATGTTGTTTATGATATTACATCGGATAGGTTGTTTGCTTTTTTATGTACGACACGTAAAAAAGATCTGCCTAAGATTTATGACTGTGTGCCGGTTAAAGCGAGGTTGGTTTTTAAAAAGAAAAAGGAAATTAAAATAGATATAGAGAGGGTAAGCAGGATGATATTTTACGCACTGAGCACAGAAGGAGCTTACACTAAACAACGGTATCTTGAGCAGATTGCCGTTGCGTTGGGGATTGATCCTGACTGGCGTCGCAGGTCTCTTGGAAAAGGAGTATAGTGCTATGATATTAGTAGGTCAAGTACTTAAAGGATATTGTGGCGGATATTTTGGTAGTAGGTCGTATGGTGCTAAGCGCGTGGAGGCCGTCGGTATTGACTGGATCGTGGCTAGGGACGTAGAGTCTGGTGAGGTTGTGGCTGCAACTGATTCTGATATTCATAATATTGTAGAAGGGTATCAGATACGGCGTTTAAATTTGAACACGCAGGGGGGTTAATACTATGAAGTTAAAACAGAATTGTTATTTGGTATGGCGGCGTCTCCCGTTGGCGCTTTGGTTTTTAGAACGGCCATTAAGATTTGTATCGGGTGTGGATTGTCCGTATAAGATCTATTGGCAACGTAAGTGGTTTAATTGTTATTGGACTATTGATAATTGGTTTATGTTTAAGCTTCGGTTTTATACATATTCTTCGTTTCGTTGGTATGGTTTACCGCGTTTTTGTAAAGATGATTGGGAGATGTGGTTTGGTTGGTTTTCTATTACCGGAGCTTGCATTTGTTTTACAGACCACAAATACAGACGCCCATTTAAAGTTAAGATTAAAGAAAGAGTAGATAAAAAGACTGGTTTTTTGCATACTGGTGTTTATGCGAAGAAACCACCACAAGAGTTTATTGTGTTGGATGTGACTATAGATGAAAAATAAGAATGATTTTAAAGTGATGATACCATGTAAGCAGTGTGGGAGGAAACTGAGGCGGTATAAACGGCCGGCTGCTTATTTAAAGCGTTGTAAGTGTGGTGCCCGGCACGGAAGGGGTACGTTTCAGTGGTTTGTTGCTTATTGGTGTTTTTCTCTTGTGCCTGTGCCTGTGCCTGTGCCTTTGCCTTGCCTTGTGGACTCCATAGATAATGTTGATCCGGTAATGGAAAGTGATAGTTGCCTTTTTTATTTTAGTACGGGGGGAGTTAGTACGGGGGGATTAAGTGCAGTTTAAATGTTCTAAATGTGGAAAGATCGTAGTACGAGATGCGCGTTGTAGAGAGGTGCGCAGGCACATCACTAAAAGCGGAAGATATAAAAGTTATTGTGACGCACACGGCGCATATGCTTTTCTTAGGCCGGTAAATAGAAGGGGGTTGCGTGAATAAAATTAGACAAGAAGTAGATTTAACTGGCTTAATTGAAAACATAACTATGATGCAACTTAGGAATCAGCCCGGAGAGGTGCTTACACAGGCGGGGCTTGGTAAGACTTTTATTATTTCTAGGGCGGGTAAGCCTATTGCGTTCATAACTAAGTTACCGGAGGTTGATAAGCCGTCTGTGTCTTTAGGTGTGGTTATTAACAACAAGGGTAAAATATCGGGTTATACAGTATAAAGGAGTTTGTGCGAATGAAGATATTTTCATACTGTGGTTATTTTAAGTTGCCTGATGATTTTAAAGGTGGGCTGTCTGAGGCTTTACGTGCGTTTGCGGATTATCATGACAGCACGAAGAGATTACCGAAAACGAAGCGCTTGCGGAAGTTACATAGTAAGGTTTATACGGTTAGCGAGGCACGGGCAGTTAATACTGCGATGCGCAGGGCGTGGGATGTGTTCGAGCAGGCGTTAGCGTTAGGTGCTCGTTATCACGGTGTGGTGTCTATTCAGACACTTAAAGGTAAAAAGTGGGTTCAGAATAAGATATGAAGGCCTTGTTTTTAAAATGTGGAGGAGTTGTATGAATAAAAATGATTTTCCGTTTGTAGTGTTTGTTGTATTGATCGTATCGGGGCTTATTTATGGTGTGACATCGTGACGCGTGTTTGAGTATAAGGAGTGTCGAAAGGTTGGACATTCTAAATTATATTGTGTGCTACATAGAGGTAGGTAGTTTTACATAGCTTACGTGTTTGTTAGCACATCTTTTTCGCAAAAATCTGCGTATTATCAGAGCATTAAAATAATTTATTGACCTGACTAAGATTGTGTATTTTGATACGTATTTATTTTTTAGGAGACTTTTCGTATTGGCTTATCCTTTAATATTGAGGGGAAACGCTAATAAAAAATGATTAAAGGTTATAAAGTCCGTATTTATCCGAATAAAACACAGGTTGCGCTTATAGAGCAAAACTTTGGTGCATGCCGTTGGCTTTATAATCGTGCATTGGCGTTAAAGCGGGATAGAAATGAAACATTAACATTAGGTGAGAGGGCATGGGAATGCCCGCAATGTGGCGTACCTCTCGATAGAGATATAAACGCCGCATTGAATATAAAATATATAGGGATAAATACCGCAAGGAATGCGGGAATTGACGCTTGTGGAGATCACGCCAATAGGCGGGTTGATGAAGCAAGAATATCCGCTAATGGATAATTCCGTCAACTGTGGGGCAAACAGGAGTTTTTCGTGAAATCATTACCGACGCTACCGATCATGGCTGGAGTGCAGGAAGATCATGCTGATAGTTCCTTGGCTTTGATAGAAGATAAATATTCTCCGTTTGATACATATCAAGAAATAAAAGTTGTGGCTGATGATTTGTTAAATAGTCGGCTACAAGAGCGTTTTATTTTTTTAAATGGCAGGCCGGGTGTTGGTAAGACTTTGGCTTTGGTAGGATTATTTCGTCTGCAAGCTTATGTAGATAGGGGGGTTTTAGGTTCTGGGGCCGGTTACTACGCCACATTTTCCGGTATGACTGAGGACATAATCAGTTCTTTCGGTTTTACGCATTCAACACGTGTCGCCGTTGCACATTATTTTCCGATTAAATTTTTATTTTTAGACGATATATCTCGCGGTGAAAAGAAGCTTATTGATCTTGAAAAGATCGAGGGGCAGATTTTTAAAGAAATAATTTTAAATCGTTGGGAAGAAAAAAAGCATTTGATTTGTACCAGTAATTACGATTCGCCAACATTGCAACGTATGATTAAAAATGTGTTTGGAAGTTATGTGCATTCGAGGGTTTTGGGCAGCAGTAAGTTTATTGATTTCTCAGACATTGGCGATCAGCGCCGGTGCAAGGAAAAATAGATGCAACCACAAATTGAGATGGATATTAAGAGGGCGGTTTTTAACCGTTTGGTTTCTAGTACGTTTTTTATCGATGCCAGAGAATTAATTCCTTTGGTTGAGTTCACAAGCATAGAGCATAATATAGCGTTATTGTTGGGTGAGTTTTTTGATAAATATTTTCGGGTGCCAACAAGAGAAGAGCTGTTGCTGCAACTTAGTCAATTGCCGGAAGAAGAGCGTAAATTTGCAAAGGATTATAAGACTGCCGTTAATGCTATGTATGTGCCGGCAGATGTTGATGAGAAGTATTTGTCGGATCAGTTACGGGAAATGGCGACGAAGAGTTTGATAAAGCAAAAAATAACGGAAGTCGCTAAATCGTTTGAGATAAAGACGGCTTCGGAAATAATGTTGGATATTCAAGATCTTGTGGTGCGGTCTCCCACGAAGCAGAAAAGCCGTATTGAAGTGGATGTGGGAGATGTTAAGAATAATTTAAAACTTATCAAGGTTAAGCACGACGAACGTATTCCCACCGGTATGGAAGGGTTAGATCATTGCCTTTATGGTGGTTTAGGTGTGCGTGAGTTAATGTGCTTTGTGGCCAGATCTGGGTTGGGTAAAAGTGTTTTATTAATAAACCATATGTATAATTTTATTCTGCGGTCAAAGAATGTTCTATTTATATCGTTAGAAATGAGTACAGTAGATATATTGCGCAGGTTATATCGGCGTGCCCTTTATTATGATAAAGACCAAATGATCAGCGCGGAAGATAAACACATGGAGTCATGGCTTAATAGGTTTTTTAAATCGTCACATGCGTCTGGTAAGGTGGTCTATTTTCCTGCAAACACCTTTTCCGTAGAGGATCTTCGGGCGGAAATGGTAAAGTTGGAAATGCAACAACAGTTTGTGCCTGATGTAATTATAATAGACCATTTGGATCTTATGACCTCACGAACAAAGCATATCAGATCAAAAGAGGCACATAGTTTTTGGCGTATGGTTACAGACGATTTGCATTCTTTTATTTTGGAATATAATATTCCTTGCGTGACGGCCACTCAAGCGAATCGTGCGGCAAGCTCAAAGGGATTAACGGGTATTTCGGAGGTTGGCGAGTCGCTAGGCAAGGTGCAATCATCAGATATAATAATTTCTATAAATCAGAATGATGAGGAAAAAGAACGCAAGCGTATGCGTTTGGCAGTATTAAAAAATAGAGATTATCTGGCCGGGCGTATTATTGAATTGCATGTGGATCTTGATCTGATGATGATGGTTGATGTTTATCATGCAGAGGTGTCCGGGTTACTTAAAAAAGAGGGAAACAATGTAATATGATAAAACCGTATTTTTCTACTAAGCTTGGGCAATTATTTAATGGGGATTGTTTGGAAGTTTTAAAGGATATTCCCGATAATAGTATTGATATGATAATGACAGATCCCCCATATGGGCATAATAATAATAATGGGGATTTAATATCAAACAGGGAACGCGCTTTGGGACGGAAGAGAAAAGAGGAGCAGGAAGAAGTTCGCCCTATTGCTAATGATGGGGAAGAGGCTAATGATTTATTTAAAAAATGTCTGACTGAGTTTTACCGTGTGTTAGTTCCGGGTGGTTGTTGTTGTTGTTGTTGTGGTGGTGGGCCAGATCCGCAATTCGCTCGATGGTCACTATGGATGGATGAGGTTTTTGAATTTAAGCAGATGGTTGTTTGGGATAAAGGCCCTATGGGTATGGGTTGGCATTATCGGCGTAGTTACGAGGTCGTGCTGGTGGCGCAAAAGTCGGGCGCTTCCTGCAAATGGTATGACACCACATCACGTATAGAGAATATAATTAGGGATATTGGTAAGATAATTCCTAGTAAAAAAGACCATCCGACACCGAAGCCTGTTGCGTTAATGGCACATTTTATAAAATTGCATTCACAGCGGGGAGAGGTTGTACTAGATCCCTTTTGTGGTGGGGGGTCTACGTTGGTTGCCTGTGAGCAGTTGGGGCGAAAATGGATAGGTATTGAAATAGACAAACAATGGTTGTCGGGGGCTGTTGCTAGAATTAAGCAAGAGAGTAAACAGGGTAAGTTGGGGTTATGATAAAACCGTATTTTTCTACTAAGCTAGGTCAATTGTTTAATGGTGATTGTTTGAGAGTTTTAAAGGAAATGTCTGATGGTAGTATACAGTGTGTGGTTACGTCCCCTCCTTATTTTGGTTTGCGTGACTATGGTGTTGCTGGACAAACAGGGCTAGGCGAAACTATATCGGAATATGTTGATAAGATGGTTGTAGTGTTTAGGGAAGTTAGGCGGGTATTAAAAGACGATGGTGTGCTGTGGCTTACTCTTGGTGATAGTTACTCTAATGATGATAAATGGGGAGGGGCCTCTGGGGGAAAGCACGCGAGGGGTTTGCATGGTACTGGTCTAACACGACGTAAAAAAGAAACAGGACTAGCATTCAAGAATTTAATAGGTATTCCGTGGAGAGTTGCTCTTGCGTTGCAGGCGGATGGTTGGATTTTAAGGCAAGATATTATTTGGTCGAAGCTTAATGCTATGCCCGAAAGTGTAGCTGATCGTTGTACTAGAGCACACGAATATATTTTTATGTTTTCTAAGGAGAAGCGGTATTTTTACAATAACGATGCTATAAAAGAGCCGTGTATTTACAATGAAATAAAGCATAAACACAGCAGTCGGCGGCGTGGCTACTTTCGGCAACATGCCGGCCTTAATACTCGTTGGGTTTTAACGGATAAGGCCGAGCATTGTTCGGGTATGCGTAATAAAAGATCTGTTTGGCATATAGCCACACAACCCTTTAGAGGAGCGCATTTTGCTGTTTTTCCCGAAGCTATTCCTTTATTATGTATTAGTGCTGGTAATAAGAAAGATGGGGTTGTTTTAGATCCATTTATGGGGGCAGGCGCTGTGGCTTTAGTTGCTGAGAAGAAGAATATGCCTTGGATGGGTATAGAATTGAATAAAGAGTATTGTGGTATTGTCAAGAACAGAATTAAGCAAGAGAGTAAACAGGGTAAGTTGGAGTTGGGTAAGTAAAAGGAGGTTTTCTATGGGTATTAAGGCGAAGAAGGAAGCGAAGAATGCACAGGCAACACTGGATGAGCAGAAGCAGACCAAGGCGGTGTTGTTGGCCAAGCAGTTTGTTGAGATTAAAGAGAATATGGAAGATCTTAATCAAGAGTTGGGTAAGGTAAAATTGTCTTTGATCGAAGCTATGAAAGCAGAGGGGCGTACACGTATTGGCATTAAGGCCTATGATATTGTTTTAAAGTACACGGAATCAAAGATCGAAGTTGGGTTGAAGAAAAATAAGATTTAATGGGTTTAGTCATTGCGCAGGTTAATATCCTGCAACAGCTCGAAAAGCGCCTGGGTAAGTGCCGGCAGAAGAAAGACGAAAGTGTTTTTCAGGAATGCCCTCATTGTGGTAACACTAAGTGGAATTTTGAAGTAAATATTTCAAAGAATGTTTACTCGTGTTGGGTGTGTGGCGCTGCCGGCACTATTCGAGGTTTGTTTTATGATCTGGGCGTAAATGTAATATTGCCTTATATTCCTCATGTTAAAAAAGAGGAAACGGAAAAAGAGAAAAAAGTATCTATTTTTCCCGAAGGGGTATTACCGTTGACCACAGATAATGAGAGTGCGATGGCTTATCTTGTGGGCCGTAATATTACGCAGGAAGATGTTTGTAGATATCGGTTGCAGTGGTGGCCGGATCAGCAACGTATAGTATTTCCTATTTATGATATATCTGGCAATTTGTTATTTTGGACAGCTCGATATATCGGCAAGGATAAGTGGCAAAGGAAGTATATTCATTCGGAAGTGGAAAAGAGCGAGTTGGTCTTGG